GTGGAGCATCAATGGCTCTTGGTATGGCTGGATCTGGTGCTATGATGAGTGGCAATATGGGTGTAGGTATGGGACTTATGGGAGCATCAGCAGTTGCGGGTATGGCTCCAATGCTTGCGGGTATGGGACCAGTAGGATTAGCAATAACAGGAATTGCTGCTGTAGGCGCAGGGCTATTCCTATTAAATAAAAACTTAGAGAATGCTGCTAAAAAACAAGCAAAATATGTAGACTCTGTTTCGGCAACAACTGAAAAGATGGATGAGATTGGCCAAATAACAGGCAAGGTCGGAGCATCCCGTGTAATGGATGAGGTAAGAAAGAAGGGTTCTTTTGGAGCATATAACGATGTTGAACGTGCTGGCACTGGTTTTGGAGATACATTCTTAAGATCAGAAGTTGGAAAATCTATGGCAACGGCATTTGTAGATCAAATGAAAACATCTGGTTCAGCAACTGCTGCACAAGATTTTGCTTTACAATTATCCACCTATGTTTCTGATGGAGTATTAGATGCATCGCAGGCAGCAGATATTGCTGATCAAATAGGAATACAACTTGGCAGTAGAAAATACACTGCAGAAATTATGGGTAATTTAAGATCAGTCATTGGTCCTAACGGAGAAGATTTAGCAAGGGATCCATTACGTGTAAGAACTAGAATAGTTGAAGAATCAAATAGAAGATCTGATAAAATTGCTAACTCTGGAAATGTTGGAAGAACAGAGGCTGCTCAACTTGGAGCATTAGCAGCAAATAACATATCTATTGCTAAGGCTCAAGCAGATGCAACAGAGTTTCAATACAGAGCGCAAATTCAGTTATTAGAAAAAGAATTAGAGTCTACTACAAATGCGGAAAAATTATTATCAATAAAAGAAAAACTTGCTGCTTTAGAAGGCAAGCAGGCAGCCGATCTTGTTGTTGCAAATAAAACTTATTCAAATCAAATAGAAAGAGAAGTTAAAAGGTTTAAAAACATTAGGCCTGAAGGCGCAACGCTTAGGCAATTGGCAGCGGCCCCAGAACAAGAAAAAGCATATTTTACTTCATTAAAATCTAAAATTACAGATAGATATAAGGACTCTGAGTTTGCAAGTATGTCAACAGAGGTTACTAACAGTTTAGACAGCCTTGACCCTAATCAAATGGGAGGTGTTTTAAAAGCACAAGACTTTAAACTCAGAATGTCTTTGATGCTTGCTGATGGCACTTTAAATCCAGAGCAACTAAAAACATTCATGGCTATGTTTCAAGGTAAGTTGCCAGAACTGGATGAAGTTCTTTCTATAGGAATAAGAACTCATGGTCCAGGTGCAACAGTTGAGATATTAGAATACTTTTCAGGCTTTGAAGATGAAGAAGGAAAAGTAAAAGAACTTGCTACAAAGATTGTAAAAAGCAATCCAGCAGAATTTAAAGAAATAGGCGAAACACTTGCTGTACTCAGAACACTTGATGGCCATGAAATTAATATGGAAGCATATGTTACTACTGCTGGATATGAAGGTCTTCTTGCACTGTCTAAAGACTTAGCAAAGATAGAGGCAATGCCAAAGAAAATAGATAAAGAATTAATACTTAAATACTTTACTACTGGTAAAGGAACAGGAGTTGCAGGAACATCAAAGGAAAATCTAGAAATATTATTTGCTCAATGGAAAGACTTTGATAAATTACCAGATAAGGCACAAAAAGAAGCAATTTCTAAATTTACAACAATTTACTCAACAATGTTTGCAGATGAGGAGTCAAGAAGGAAGTATGCAGAAGAGCAAAGAGATGCTCTACCAAATATTGCATACATTTCATCCGAAGCAAATAAAGCAATTAAACAAAAAAGATATGACGAAATTATGAAAGGAACTGTTGCAGAGGCTGGGAAAAGAGAAGCATCTAATATTTCAGGCGATGTTCACACAATTATAGGAGAAAATGGAGAACTCGTTCCTAGTACTCTTGGTGCTGTTGACAATACAATAGGCAGTGGATCAAAGGTTGATCCTCTTGCATTCCTTGGCCCACTTGCAATGGGCCTAAAGCAAGTAAGAGATGGTGCATTTAATGCTCTTGACCCAATAGGGTCTTTGTTGCAAGCACTTAAAGACAAGAAAACACAGACAGGTGCGTTTGCATTATTTGATGGTATTCAAGATAGACTTGGAGCACTAGGCGTTGAACAAGGCTTTAGAGATGCTATATCTTCATTGTCTGCAACTGAATTTGAAGCGATTGCAAACTTACCAAAAGACCAAGCACTCTTTACTTTTGAAAAGGGTAAGCCAAAAACTAAAGACACAATTAAGGGATTAACAACTAAGGGTGAGGCTGCTAACGAAGGATATAAAGCCCTACGTGCTGGCAGGGTTAAAGATAAAGCAAAACTTGCAAATGAAGATTTTGCAATGTATAAAGATATGCCAAACCTTGTTTCTCAAATGAAAACTCTTGGATATAGCAGTGATCAAATAAACGAGGCTCTTGCAGATCCAGAATTGGCAAAATTCCTAGTAGATGATTTAGCAGATGGAGCGCTTGATGCTGAATTTATTGCAGACTACTTAAATAATATTAAAGAAAGAAAGATAATTGATATTCAAGTTAAATTAAATCAAGGAGACTTGGCAGCAGCAGCAGAACCAGGACAGAGAATAATTGATGATTTGTTTGCAGCACAGGAAGGTTTGATTGATACTGGTCAAAAAGCAACAGACATTTTTAAAAATGATCTTGAAATTAGTGCACTTGATTTAGAAATTGCTCCCTTCCTTGAACAAGTTAAAATAATATCAGAAGAAGTTAATGATCTAAATCGTGAACTAGAGATGAACCCACTATTTGGTGATCGTGCTATAAAAACAATCCAAGATGAAAATAGCAGTTTATCTAATGACTTAACGATTATTTCAAAGGCTGCAGAAGAAGTTAATAAGAGATATGACGATCAAGCCGAAGCACTTCAAAAAGTTTCCGATATCAATCAGAATATTTTACAACAGCAAAAGCAGCAAATTGATTTAGCAGATGCTATAACATCTGGAGACATATCTGCAGCAGCCCGTGCTGTGCAAGAAATAAGAGCAGCAAATGCTGCAAGGTTTGCTGATGCTCAAAGTAAGGCTTTACAACAGGCAAGAGAAAACGAACTTGGTTCCTTAACTGCAAGACCAGGTGGTTATACTCAAGAACAAATAAGTAACAAAATGTATGAAAATTCAAAAAAGATTTATGAAATGGAAACAGATACACGCAGACTTGACATAATAAAAGAAATTCAAAAGAAGCAGGATGCTATTTATAAAATTGAAGAAGAAAGTATAGAGCCACGACAATTTCAAATTGATGCACTTACGCTTACAAATACACTATTACAAGGCGCTATTGATCTAGAAAAAGCAGAACTAAAAGCCCTTGGCCTAACAAGAGGTGAATGGGAAAAGATTAATGGAGAAATTGCTGCATACACAGCAGCAAAAGCAGCAGTAGAAGGTTCTGAAGATCTTAAAGGATTGTTTGGAGCAATAGATAAAACAAAAAAAGATAAAACAAATACAGATAAAACAATAGACAACTTTGCAGAACAAACTCCAGCCCAATTACTTGCTGCTCTAGCAGCAGCAAAAGCAGAAACCGTAAGACTAGCCACAGAAGCAGAATTAAAAGTTATACGTGATCAGTACATGCTAGACCTTGGAAGTTATTCTTCAGGTGGTATGGTTCCAAAATACTTTGCTGCTGGTGGATATTCTCGTGGAACAGATACAGTTCCAGCAATGTTGACCCCTGGAGAATTTGTTATGAGCAAGTATGCTGTAGATAAATATGGCGTTGAAAATATGAAATCCATAAATTCTGGATCAGCAATTGGGGATTCAGTGTATAATTATAATCTTAACTTAAATGTAAAATCTGACGCTAATCCAGATGATATTGCACGAGCAGTTATGGTACAAATAAAGAGCGTAGACGCTCAAAGAATTCGGGGGACTAGAATCTAATGGCAAATAATACCTATATGACTGGTAGAAAAAAATATTCTAGACCACAGGCAATGCTCTTTGCAGACAATCCTGGAACCAAGGTTGATGGATTCTACATCCCAGATGGCAATGAAATAGGGTCCTCTACGGCCTTTGCAGCCACCAATGGCGAGTTTTTAATCCTCTCTGATGATAATAGATCACAGATAGATTTTAATCCCGTTAGAATTGAAAAACGGGAGAGAATGATCAATGGTCGTATGAGGTCATACCACATTGCAGATAAACTAAATATATCAGCATCCTGGAATCTATTACCATCAAGAGCCTATGATACAAAAGCAGCCTTTGACAGTAGTGGAAACGCAAATATGCAAGCAACACAAACAAGGCCTAACCCATTAGAATTTACAACAGATGGTGGAGCAGGCGGAGTAGAACTACTTAATTGGTATGATAACCACAAAGGCTCATTCTGGGTTTACCTTGCTTACGATAAATATACAAATTTTGAGGACACAGATAGCAGTGCAGTAGACAATAGGTTTAATAATGTTAGAAAGTATAATGAAATTATAGAGGTTTTCTTTTCAGACTTTAGTTATTCCGTTGTAAAACGAAGTGGTTTAAACTTTGACTTTTGGAATGTATCTCTTACACTGGAAGAAGCATAATGTTTCAAGATAAAGAACTATTAGATTATATAGAAACAAGTTCTTCTGTTAAAACAAAATCTTCAGTTATTGCTGAATGGAATATGAATATTGCAACAAACATATCTATGGTAGGAAACTATAGGTACCGCCCAACACAGGCAGATTCTCTGTACAGAGCAATTCCAAATACCTTTGATCCATTAGATTCAGGAACCAATGGAGTAAAATATTACACTGGTGCAACAGATGCAGATGTAGTTATTGATGGAGGCTTTGAAGATAATGGAGATCCAACTACATTAAAACCAGTTAAAGAAAAAATGAAGATGCTCTATTCTTTAGAGGACTGCTTTAGTTATCAAAGACCAAGGTCTGGAATCAACAAAGCAACATATCTTAATGGAAGATATCTTCATAATCCAAACATTAATATGTTCAAAAGACCAAGATACTATATGTCAGATAAGAACGACCCATTTAAATACTGGACTTCTTTTAGAACAGAAAACGGTATTGAATATGGAGTTGCTAATAAAACCACTAATGGAAGACATGCAATAGAAGACACAGCACCATTTGTTGTATACAAAGAAAAGGTTCCAGCAAACAGGCTAATCGTAAAGATGCAAACAAATACAGGGGAGTTAGATTCTGGAACATTTTCTAACTCATATGAATCATTTTTAGATCCATACTATGGAGAAGTAAATCGGACAACTCCAAAAAAATGGAAGATTCAAGTATTAAAAAATAACAATTGGGTAGATGCCATATCATTTTCTGATGAAGATAGAAGAAAAGACGGAAAAGCAATAATCGGATCTGACGGGTATGTTGAAGTTTCTTATGGATTAATTATTCCAAAAATATATTCAAGTATATTTAAGTTCATTGCAGAGTTATCTTCAGCAACATTAAAGCCAGTAACAGCCCAAGAGGGTGATGCTTATTTAGTTATTTCTAATAGTATGTCTTTGGGCACATATCATATTTGGCATGAAGATCAATGGAAAACTTTTACTCCGTCTTATGGGTGGAGTCTTGAAGACTCTGATGTTGGAACTCTTACAAGTTTTGTTACAGACTTAACTAATCCCCCAGCGTTTACGCTAAACAATCAAGTGAAGTATAAAGAGTTTGAATACATTTCTGGAATAAGAATTGTTGTTGATACTATGAATAAGTTTGATTCTACATTTGATTTGATTGAACTATCTCCAAGACTTGTGTCAGACCTAAGTGACAGAGTATTAGATTTTTCTGTTAATAAAAGTGCTTCTGATTTAGGAGTTAGTGGATTACCAGTAGGGCAACTTCTTGCTTCAACAGGATCAATTTCTTTATTTGACTTTGATGATGCCTTTCATCCATCAAATAGTTTAAGCATTATTAGTAAGTATGTTTCTAAAAATATTCAAATTAAACTTTATGAAGTTATTACAGATAATTCTGGAGTGGAATACTACTTGCCAATCAAAACTATGTACTCCGATGGTTTTCCAAAACTAGATAATCAATCTAAACAAGTATCAATAGAACTTAGAGATTTGTATTTTTATTTTGAGTCGCAAATTGCTCCACAAATCTTACTTACAAATACATCTGTTAGTTCTGCAGTGTCCCTCCTGCTTGACTCTATTGGATTTTCTAATTATGTTTTTAAAAGAGTTGAAGGAGAATCGGAAATTATTATTCCTTATTTCTTCATTCCTCCAGAAAGAAGCATAGCAGAAGTATTAGAAGATCTTGCAATATCAACTCAGACAGCAATGTTCTTTGATGAATACAATAATTTTGTTATGATGAGCAAAGACTATGTAATGCCATCAGTTGATCAAAGACCAGTAGATATAACCCTTTATGGAACTACAGATTTTTCTGACACGGGAGTTATTAAAAATCAAAAAACAAATAATAAACTTTCAAATATATTAGAGATAACATCTCAGGATAATGAAGTCTATAATGATGGCAAAATTACTTATACTGCAAGATCTATAGAAAGATCAGTTGGAACAGCAAGGCTGGCAAGCGTTGTAGATAATGAAAGAATTTGGATATACAAGCCAGCACTCCTTTGGGAATTAAGCGGGTCAGAAAACACAAAGTCTGTAAATCAACAAATTGAAAATCAATCAGCCTATTCATTAAGTGCCATACCTTTAAATTCAAATTTGTCATCAGTTTTACCATCAGTAAAAAATAATATTGTTATTGATAATATTATGGATCTTGGAGAAGGAGTTTTTGTTATAACAAGATATAACGGATACTTTTATTCAAATGGAGAAATTATTAAATACGATGCTGTTCAGTATAATATTTCTGGTACTGGTGATGTTTGGATAAATAGCGTTCAGGAATATCAAAAATATTTTTCATCATTACCATTTAACGGAAAGATTTACCCAACAGGGCTAGTAAGAATATACTCTGAACCAAACTATGAAGAAGTTCTTGGAGTTACAAAACTTAAAAATGGAGCAGTAGCAAAGCATGGAAGAGGACAATTTGGAACACCAATCGTTTCTCATTCGGCAGGAATAAGTACCTACTGGTCTAATAATACAAATGTCCGTGGATGTACTATGCAATCAAAGTATTTATTTAGAACAGGACAAACTCTTCCCGCAACAACAGTAGGTGCTGCAGGAATAAATAACACTCTTGCACAAAAAACATCAAGAAGTGGAATTATTAAAAATGCTTTAGCATCAAAGTATATATCTGAATCAGATATTAATGCTATGCTATCTACGCAAGTAGGAACAGTACAGTCATCGGCATTAATTATGAATGGTCCAGGATTTACTACAACAGAGTCATCAACAGATTTTATATCTTATGTATACAAACAATTAGATAATAAATATAAACATTTTGGAACTAGGATGAGGATTGTTGGAAAAATTGAAAATGATGAAAATCGTGGACAAACCCCTGTTGGAGCATCTACATATTTTACAGTTTCAGGAACAACTCCAGAAAAAAATATAAGCATAGTCGGCGGATCTGGTGGACTTGGTGTGATGATTAATCCATCAACAAACAACGGGTACTACTTTGAAATTATTGCACTTGGTACAAACAATTCAAGTGATTCTCAAAAACAAAATGTGAATGATGTAATATTCTATAAGGTAAAGCAAGAGACTAACACCACCAATGCAATACCAGTAAAACTATATGAAGGTGTAGCAGGAATAATTGTAGATGATGGAAAATTTACTGGTCAGTATAGAATGGCTACAGAAGAACGCCCAACAGTTTACGATCTATCTGTTGAGTATCAAGATATAGGTACAAGAAGAAGATTCTTTTTATATATAAATAATAACCTTATTGCAACAGTAGATGATGAAGATCCGCTTCCAGTATATAATAATATGGCATTATTTGTCCGTGGCTCATCAAGGGTTATGTTTGAAAATATATATGCTTTAGGAAATAACTATTCACAAAATACTGCTTTTAAAATTAATGCACCAATAGCCTCAGTATTTGGAGATTCTGAAGTTAGCGCAAGTTCTTCATTTGAGAAGTATGCTGTGAGTGGAATAATACAAGAAACATATTTATCTGGAATAAGTTCTGCTGAACCACCAGCATTTGATATGTATTTTGAAGAATTTGGAACAATTATGAGAGAGGCGGCATCATTTAATATTAAGTATGATCAAGCATACCCAGCCCTTTATGCAAAACTATCTCCTACTTTTAATAGACTAAAAGGGTATTCTGTTTCTGGATTTAGAGCAGGATCTTATGGAGCAGAGTTTTTAATTTTTAATGCAACAGACACCACGTTAAATCTAGATGCAACATCTGGAAACTATTTAAAAATACAGGGAATTACTTTTACTCAAGAATCAAATGTAGATTTTACAGTTGATGAATATTTTACAAAAAATAGCAATCTTGCTAATCCTGAATTAGTTGGATCAACTCTGGTATCTTCTCCATTTAAAATTAAAAAAGATTATCAAGATATAAAGTTAAGCAGAATGTCTTATGGTAAAAAAGATTTTAGCCTAGACGTGCCATATATTCAATCACACGATGCTGCAGAAGATTTAATGTCCTGGGTTATTAATAAAATAATGAAGCCAAGAAAGTCTGTTGGAGTTAAGATTTTTGCAAACCCAATGATTCAATTAGGAGACATAGTTAATTTAGATTATGTAGATAATTCAATTGACATGGTTTCACCAAAGAGTAGTAGATTTGTTGTGTATAATATAGAGTACTCTAAAGATCAGAGTGGTCCGTCAATGACAGTATTTTTAAGTGAGGTAGTTTAATGGCAACAGATGCAGTAGCAAATCAGTCCACAGCAATTTCTCAATCAGCAGCCACAGCAGCAACAAAGGCTGCAACGCCTGAAAACATTACACTTAACAATCCAACTTTGAGTGAAGATAGAATGGTAGAGTTAATTTTTGAAAATATCGGGGGACAGGAATTAATTAATATTTCAAGAAACGATATTATTGATGGACAAGATGTAATCTATAGTCCAATAAAAAATCTTAAAGATCTATATATTCAATATAACCCAAATAATATAATTAGACTTGATAGCACCTCAGACACATATTTTAAAAACTTTCCCATAAGGTTAGAGTTAAAATTGCCAGCCTATGGAACAGGTCCAAATGAAGAGGTCGTATACATAGAACCAACTACTGGAGATCTTGTTATAAACGTTTCATCACTTGAGCCTGATGAGCAGGTAGATGTAGAAATATTAACTGGTGGCGAGATACTTAATGGTACAATATATGAAGAGGAGTCATAAATGATAACTAATATAGGTAAAAATATTTTGGCTAAATATCTTATTGGGCAGGCTCCTGCCTATGCTTCACATATTGCCATTGGCTGTGGAGCAAAACCACTTGCTTCCGATGGAACACTTGGAGACTACTCACTAAAAGAATCTTTAGATTTTGAAATGTTTCGTGTTCCAATAACATCTCGTGGCTATGTTACTGAAGGTGGTCAATCAAAAATTGTTTTTACAGCAGAACTTCCTACAGCAGAAAGATATGAAATAACAGAAGTAGGTGTTTGGTCTGCTGGTGCTAATCCAAGTGCAGGAGCATATGATAGCAAAACAGTTTATGCATTTAACGAAACAGAAAATTGGGAGTATCATAATCAAAATAGTGCTGTTGCAATCCCGCCAATTTATACACGCTTAGACTCAGCCAACCCACCAGACAATATTATAAACAGAACAGGAACAGAAACAGTCTTTCAAACAAACGCAGATAACCCAACTTTTACTGAATCAAGTAGGCTTGAGCGGTACGAAAGATGTAGATTTTTAAATAACATAATGGTTTTAAGAGGAAATACCAGCAATCTATCTCTTACAAGTGGGGTAGTTGGCATTGCAGCAGAATCAAACCATATACATTTAACTGGAGCAAGTCTTGACTTTGATAAGAATGCTCCTACTGATCAACTCAAACTTGCATTTTCTGTTATAAATAAAGATGGAGAGTCTGCAGTCCAGCCAGATGAAGTAAGAATTCTTGTTGAATTTTCAGATACAGATGAGGCAAATGCTACAGGAGCACAGTACGCAAGACTTGGAGTAGTAATAAAAGAAACAGACGCAGGTGTTGATTTTGCAACAAATAGATATTTTGTTTCTTCAGTTGCCCTTGGAGACTTAGTTAAAACAACTGGGTTTACTTGGAAGGTTGTTGATGTTGTAAAGTTTTATGCTACAGTAATAAAAGGCACTGCATTGGTTAGTAATAAATCTGCAACCTCTACTGTTGTAACCTTAACAACTTCTGCGAATCATAGTTTTGCTGTAGGAGACAAAATTATTGTTGCTGG